TCCACTAGGGGAGTGTGCTTAGACATCACTGCTTTACTGTAAAATAACAAACTGGATGGGATTGTTTGACAGATAGGGGAGTGTGCTTAGTGTGGTGGAGATGACTAACAAATATACAGATGGTTTAGGACGAAAGTGGGAGTTTGATTACATAAAAGACTTCGACAGTATCGGGAACGACTATGTCGAAATCGAAAGGGTCTGGCAAGTTGTAAAACAGACCCAAGCTTCTAAGGAAATGTTCGAGGTTCATTTCGATGTCCTCGATTCCGATTGGATTAAGGAACAGGAGGACCGGATCGAATGCGCGGCGTTTGGATTCCAAGTCCACTCCTAAACGGATCCCTCGGTCCAGCCGAGGCACTACTCGCCGGGTATATCGGCGGGTGGCCGGATGGCTGTTTCGCTTCCAATCAGCGTATTGGAGAGGACATCGGATTGTCTGAACATTACGTTCAGGAATTGATTGGCCGCTTGGTTAAGCGGGGCGTCATCCAGAAGATGGGACGCAACCATACAAGGAAGATGCGCCTCTCAAAAAGGTACGCGCCTGATGCTATAGCCCAAGGCTAATGATGCTATAGCCCAACATATAACATAGATAACATAAGTAATAACTAACAATAGTAACTAATATGACTAACAAAGATAATGATAATGGTTTAGCGTCAGAGGTGTCTGACGCTTTCGGCTCCGCCGTCTGCGGGTCCTTTTTGATCAACCCTCCATCCTATCATCACCAAGGTGTCAAGATGGACGCGGCGTCGAAGATGGAACGCCTCTACATGGAGGAGATCGAAAGGCTGGACAACACTCCAACGCCGGAACAGGTGGATGAGCTGTTCGAAGCATTAGGGGGGAGCTTCAAATGATTGAAATTGATGAAGCTTTTAGCGACTATGAACCCCCTTGCCCCAGTCCAGCAAAACATGCATTTACTGCTGGATGGGAGGGTGGTTACGACGAAGCAATGCAAACCGCTTTCCCTACACTATACCCTGATGGGATAGTTATGGAATGGTACACCGAATATGAGGAGTATGAAGTTCACATGAATTGGGATGATGTGATTGAAAGAATGCATCAAGACCATGATCTAGCTATCTCTTGTGGGTTGGCCGCGATGGAGGCATCATTGAAGAAAGCTTTGTCTGCGGTACGGAAGAAGGCAAAGGAGGAAAGAATGAAGGAGGGCTGGGATGCATAGGATACATGGAATTCCATTACCGGGACGCCTCACGAACGGTTGGTTCTTCGACCCGATCAAGCAGCGTGAAGAGTTTTTGAGGAAGATCACGTTTCCCATTCGATCCCGCCGGAATCAGGGATCTCTGATAGAAACTGCAAATTCGCCCTTGCAAGTGCTTTGCACCCATGCAGATTTGATATCAAACATCACGGATGACCGCCGACCTGGTTTGGTACCGTCTGAAGAAATAGACAAATATTATTGGCAATGATTTATAGATTGAAAAAAGCAAGTAGCTCGGAAATGGAAAAAGTGGCCACCGCCGCTCTCGAAGTTTTTGGGGTTACCTACCATGATCTCACAAAGAAGGACCGCACTGAACCACTTGCGTCTGTCAGGGGACTCGTCGCCTCTGTTCTATACGTGGACATGCAAGTTAGTAGAGATGACGTCGCGGCCTTCTTTCACCGCAATCCCACGAGCGTAACTCATTACGCTTCAAATCATTTGGATCGCATGATTACCGATCGGCAATATTGCCAGAGCTACCACGCTCTCAAATCCCAATTAGAAAAAGAATAATGGATATTGGAACCTACCTAACCTTCGCCCACTCCGATCGCCTACTGTGCGGTCAGGTGGTGCGACTAAATAAAACAGCCGACAGTCCCGAGGACTGGAAGCTCGAAGTGAGGGGTCGTAGTGGCCGCTCGCTCATATTGGAAAGCTACATCGAGTCAGGATGTATGCTACATCCCAACTGGGAACACTGCGACCTATTCATCTCGGGTGGATGGGATGCCTTGGCTGATGCTGGGTACGTTCGCACCTACCACTTCGATGCGGTAGCTGCTAGAGAAAAGGACCGTCAAGATCGACTCGCCCGGAAACCTGCAATGGTTAGGGAGGACCGGAAGTATGACACCCGATGATCTAAACAAACACCTCTCGCAGCACATCGATGCTGTCATGAAGACCTATTTCCCGAACGCCAAAAGGCGTGGCTCTAGCTACGCTATGGGAGATTTGGATGGAAGCGAAGGCCAATCCACCGGGGTGTATCCCGGCAGAGGTGGTGTCTACCTCGCCAAAGATAAAAGCACTGGTGAGTCTACCAACATCCTCAAACTCGTCATGCGGCAGGTGGGCAACTACCACGAAACCCAAGCTGAGATAAAGGCGTTGCTTGGTATCACGGATGTCCAAACCGTGGCCGCTGCACCCAAGCCGGAGGAACCCAAGGTGCAGATCAAGCCTCTCACCGGATCTTGGGCAATGGATTACCTAACCAAGACCCGTGGTCTATCCACCAACACGCTCCGCAAATATGGGGTGAGAAGCCATAGCCGGAATAGCAGCTACAATACGGATTTCTATGCATTCAAATTTGTGTCGCCCGATGGCGACTATGTGATGCTGAAGAGTGTGGGTGTAAATAAATGTGAGAAGGGTCGGAAAGATATATGGTCCACTGCCGCCTACGCCACACTGTGGGGATGGCCCACCGTTGATGATACCGCTGATCAGATCACCATCTGTGAGGGCGAAATAGATGCTATGTCCCTCGATGATATGGGAGCAGATATGCCTGTGCTGTCTGTACCAAGCGGGTGTTCAAATATGGGTTGGATCGAGAATGATTACGAAGCTCTCGAACGATTCGAAACCATCTACCTCTGCTTCGATAACGATGAAGCCGGAGAGAAGGCGGCCAATGATGTCGCCAAGCGACTGGGTATCACTCGATGCAAGCGGCTCCGTGTCCCGTCTCCACACAATGATCTCAATGATCTGCTGCTCGCAGGGGATGGCTTTGGTCCTCTGTACGAGAACGCCGAATCATATGATCCCAAGACACTCAAACCTGTCGATGGGATGGCAGCAGAACTTGCTGAAGAGATTGGTCGATACCAACAGGAGAATGAACACAACCCGTTCTTGTTTCCAGAACTTAAATACAGGTTCAGAAAAGGAGAGCTTACCATTGTAGGTGGATACCCAGGACACGGTAAAAGTCAGTGGCTTTACCAGAGCTGCATGCATGAGATGTTGAATAATGATAGACGGTCTTGCATTGCTTCCTTTGAAATACCCAGTAAGTCTATGCTATTCAATATGTTATGGATGCATAATGGTCATATGCCAAAGGAGGAAGGTATCCAGTCTGATCTTACACAGTTTCAGGATCGATTGTGGTTCATCGAAGGCGTAGAGGGTGGAACAAATAGCTGGGAGAGTTTGCACCAAGACTTCCTGTATGCACATCGTAGATACGGTGTTGATTTATTTGTCATCGATGCACTTATGCACATTGCAGCCAAGGATGATTGGAGTGGCCAAGAACGCATCGCCAAGGATGCAGCTAAGTTTGCCATCGATAATGATGTCACTGTTCTTTTGGTCTGCCATGCCGACGCCAAGAAAGCCGGGTCTGGACAAGTGCCGGAGCTGGAGGACGTCTTGGGTGGACAAGGTATCGGGGCGGCAGCCCATGCAGCCGTCATGATCTGGAGAAATAAGGCCAAAGAAAAAGCCATTGAGGCCGGAGAGGATGTTTCAGATGACATGCCTGATGGTCGAATGTACGTCCCGAAACAACGTGCAAATGGCGTCACTATCTACCGCGATTTATGGTTTGACACCTCTCGTCGAACCTTTTCACTAGAACCTAAACCTAACTTGGGAGTGGATCTCCCGTTTTAATATCATGATCACAATAACCTCAAGAAAACGCCTAGGTGATCCCTGGGAAAGCAGTCAGGGAAACACATACTTTCCCTTCGTTGTCAATCTCAGTGACGGAACCACCGTCATGGCCAACGGGGCTTCAGAAGACCCGTGGTGGAAAGAGGGGGTGCCAGTTATCTTCAAGGATAACGGCAATCGCACAAAGAAGGGGCTACCGAAAGGCGGCTTCGACAAACCCGATGGTGTCATCCCTTCAGCAACCCCTGCTGCCAATCGCAGCAGTGTAGCTCATGGCGATCGCGAGATTGGGATGCGTGTGGGTATGAGTATTAACAATGCTTGCAACCTTCTCAAAGGAGGGGATTATTCCGAGCAGGAGTTTGATGCCAAGCTTGAGGCTTTGGCTCGATCCATCTACACGGTGGCCGAGAAGATCGCTGCCAATCCATCCGGGGATTCACCTGCCGCCACGACTGGCGACGAAGAAACCCCATTCTAGGATGCACATCTACCGGAGATACAAGAATGGAAAGATCCGACTGTTGCAGTCGGTCGATACGCTCGCCAAAATGCGTAAAGCAAAAGGCGACTTGGCGGTGTCTATCACCACCAAACTCGGGATAGCACCCAACCCATTCTTGGATCGCTGGCGGATGGAAAAAATCTATCACATCACCCGCTCCAATCCAGGGCTGTCGTTCGATGTTGTCGAGCGGCAGTCTTGGGGGATGCGGACTGATCTCGATGGGTGCTTGGTGGAGAGTAGTGTCTTTGGTACACGCATCCACGCCGAGATTGAACAGGCTGTCCTGCACCTCATGGATGGTGCGGACTATCACAGCCAGTACGCATCATACTATCGACCATTCCTGAAATGGATGGACGAGAACCAAGTGGTTCCCACTGCCGCAGAGCGGATGATATTTGATGCCGATCTGATGTTGGCAGGAACTATGGACCTCATCGCCGAAATGGATGGACAGGTATGCGTATTCGATTTTAAGACGAGGGAGTGCAGGGGAGCGGATCCCAAATCAAAGACCTATCCCAAGGATGCCATGCAGCTCGCCATTGGTGCTGACATTATCAAGCGTCAGATCTGTGCCGACTACAATTTACCCATATACTCGGTTATCATAGACACCGAAACATGCCAGACGGGTGTGAAGCGGTGGACCGAAAAGGCACAGCTAAAGCACCTCAAGAAGGCTTTAGCCACCAATCACTATTACAACATCATAAACGACCTGTATGCCAGTTGAGAAGCCTTACAATGGAGGAGAATGGACCACAGCTAGGATGCGATCGTTTATCATGTCCGCCCTTCGCCGGGCTATGTGGCCTGTTAAATATCGAGCCATACGGGATAGCTTCGTTGAGGATGGCGTCAACCCCAAGACGGGCCGCAAGTGCCGCCTGCACCGCTGCTCAGAGTGTGGTGAAGTATTTCCTCAAAACCAAATGCAGGCTGACCACATCGAACCAGTGGTTCCACTCGATGGGTTTGATAATAAGGTGTGGCTGGAATACGATTGGAACCAATTATTGCAACGCCTCTACTGCGAGGCTGATGGATTGCAGGCGGTCTGCAAGACCTGCCATAAGGAGAAAAGCTTGGAAGAGCGTAGGGTGCGGAACGAACATAGGAAGAATGCGAAAATAATTTAGCAACACGTTGTTGCAACCCTTCCGCTTGGCGTTTTATTTTGGTAGGTGAGCGTTGAGCGGGAGGTCAAATTTAAAAATGATAACATTAAACACAGCAGAACAAAGGCTAGCTAAATTCGTGGGGAAGGAACGCGACCTCAATGGTCGCCGGAACGGGTTCACCAATCGGAAGATAGGTCCTCAGTCAGATGAGCAAACCGACCTGGAGGGAATCGCCGCCGAGATAGCGTTTGCTAGGTACGTCAATGTTTACCCGGACATAGACATTGATTGCAAAGAATATCCACCTCACGACGTTGTGTTGCACGATGGAACGCTGGTTGATGTCAAGACTACCAAATATCCCAACGGACGATTGATAGTTGCCCCATGGAAAAACGTGGATGCCGTTGATATCTATGTACTGGTCGTTGGAGAGTTTCCCACCTACCGCATTGCTGGAGCTATGGAAAGTTACAGACTGATGCGACCCCACCGAATGAAGGACTTGGGTCATGGTAAAGTGTTTGTTGCCACCCAAGAGGAGCTGAAACCAATAGACCAATTGTGACAGAGTTTGAACATCTCAGGATGATGGTAACCCCACTAAGCACTTGCGACAAAAGGGCGGTGGCTGCCGGGTGTTACGTTGGCGAAAAGTTTGTAACAGCCGCCAACCATTGCGAGAACACTGGACACATTTGCAACAGGATGGAGCTGGGTTCAGGCGATCAACCGGATCTTTGCCAATCGATCCACGCTGAGATAGGGCTGATTAATAAATTGAAGTCGATGAGCATTGACATACTTCCAACAATAGCTTGGATTTATGGACATTATTATGCATGCGAATCATGTGCCAAAGCATTGGCCGACTTTGGCATCAGGGAAATTAGAATAAGACAATATTAGTTATGACCTCCATCACAATTGAAACAAAATATGGCCATTGCTCAGTGGCCATGCAAGACGACGACCTGACAATCGATGAGATGATCGCTTTGTTTGAGCAATCACTATCAGGCATAGGCTACCATTGGAATGGCAACATAGAACTCGTTACACAATATGATATTAAGATCAGCCCCTCAGCACAAAACTAAGATACTGCCCGAGGATAGTGCGGAGCGGAAGAAATTTCCCATCTATTCTGGGGTGCTATCGCCATTCCCCAATGCCATCGCTGCGATCGCTCGCCAATCCTACATGGGAAACGAGAAACACTGCGATGAGTCTGAACCCATGCACTGGGAATTTAATAAATCTAACGACCATCACGACTGCTTGATGCGTCACCTCCTAGAAGAAGACTATGTGGCCGTCGCTTGGCGTGCATTGGCTTTACTTGAAACCAAAATCCAAAACCAACATAATGAAACCTGAAGATATCACAGACGAACAACTGCAAGATCGACTAATTCAAAACACATTCAACCAGCAATCTGTGCTGGATGTGTTTGCATCTATGTCTACCAACACCTACGTAAACTACGCCCACCAAGTGGCGAGGGATAAGGTCGCCAAGACCTGGGAGAACATCACTGGATCCCAGATTGATGAGCTGAAATCTCAGATGGTTGCTGAGGCGAATGCAGAGCAGGAGGATGCTGATGAAGGTTGAGTGGGCAGAGATAGCACAATGGAGCAAGTTTTGGATGTCATCTGATTCCGGAATATCTAGGTCCATCTGTCCCATAATTGGCGGTCCAGAACATCGCAGCATATTGCCACTAGATCGCAATCAACTTACCGTTGAGCGAAGTGGGTGTTCTTACTATTTGCAGGAAATCAATGTCGATGGAGAGATATTCACGGCTTACAGGTGTGATGGACTTTCTGATAGCGAATACCGCACCATGCTGAGAAGCTGGTTGGTAGGATATTATGAGGAAAAAATAAATGAACTTTCCGAAAATAAACTGGAGATAGCTTGACTTCCCCATTCTGACCCCATCTAATTGCTTTTTGTTTATACATTGATTTAGTCATCATCACAACATAGGTGGTTTTTGTTAATTTTTCCCACCTACAGCAAGGGGAACCCTTAACAGGGTTCCCCTTTTTTTGTCCTAACTGACGATGCTTACTGGCCTGTCGGCAAGTATGGGATCATATCTCTTTCGAGGATGCCTAGCCTTTGCAGCTCTCGAATGAGAGGGGTATTCGATCGCTTTAAACGGTATGGACCATCGGGATCCGTCAACCGACGTAGGCGATCCTCCTTGTCCATTTTTCTTAGTAGCATTAGCGATGCTGGCATAGTAGGTTCGCCCCGGCGGGCTTTCCTTACCATCCGCTTATGCATGCTTATTAAATTATTAACCTCCCTTGGATCCACCTGTCCACGCATAGCCTGTATGGCTCTTAGACGTTGTTCTGGGGTATCTCCGAGGGATTCATACACCTCTGTCTTGGTGACAGGTTCTTCGTATGGCATCGGGCTGTAGTAGCCTGTGATAGATTCAAACTTATCGTTGGTCGATAGGGCTGTCTTATCTAGGACATTGAGAGCTTGCTCTCCATCCAATCCCAACACCTTCAAATTATTATAGTGGCCCGTAATCTTCTTGAGGATGCCTTCACGGTCTTGGTTGAGATTTACATAGTTCCGATCGTATTCCTCCTTGATGTCATACTTCCGGCTCGTACCAAGCAATCCCTTTGCGTTATTGATAGCCGTAGCATCTGGGGCTAGTCGCCGAGCGGCATCACGCTCGATGTCGTATTCCTCCCAACGGACACCCATCAATCTATTTATCATAGCCATTGTTCCTAGAGCGTTCTCAGATCCTCGTATGGTTTTATTCCACTTCTCGAGTTCTCGTACCGCACCAGGTTCGAAGGCAACTTTTATAAACGCCCCGATGTTGTCCATGTATCTGTTAACCATACCGGGATCCACACTAATGTCACGGCCATTAGCATCCTTTCCATACAGGTTGCTGGCTGCTTGCAAAAGGAATGTACCTTCGCCCAAGAAGTTTTCTTTTAAAAGTTTTGGTAACACCTCCAATGGATCATCTTTAAATCCTGAAACAAAAGCAGATGTCATCAGGGTTTGTGGAACTATGTATTCTGTGTCTAAATACTTACCTGTCTTCCCATCCGCATTCGGGATGTAAAGGAGTCGCTTACCTCTGTGCCAGCTTTTAGCCACTGTCTCGTTAAGTGCCAGCTTCTCTTCGTCGGACAGGTTCTTGTAATTGTCTCCAAACAAATCCTTAGCCTTGCTACCAACCATCTCCACCGCTGTTCCCGCACCACCCATAACGATGGCAAATGCACCCGCTCTTTGCATTCCCAGTTTTCTCAAGCGACTAACCGACTTATCATCGATCTTCACTCCATCAAGACCTAGTTCAGCTAGGAGCTTGGTTGGGTTTTTCATCATCATCACTGCGTACCTGCCTTGGTTGTAGGTGTTACGCATGAGTTCTGCTGTGAAGTTGATGAAGGGACTGGTAATACCTATCTGAGAAAGTTTCTTTAACACCTCTGGCACCTTATCGTAGTCTTGGAAGGTGTTGCGTACCATACGCATAGCAGCTACCTCTAGCTTTCCCCTGTTTTTCTCATTGGCTAATTCAGGTATGGCTTTCTTCAACTGCTTCTGGGTTCCTTCCCATGCAACGTAACGCATGGTGGTATCACCAATGTTATACACCTTGCTGAATGGATCCGATATGGTTTGCACAGCATCTCCAAGTAATCCACGCTGACCAGCTTTCCTAATTTCGCTGGTCATTACGTTAGCACTACCGCCTCCAAGTTCCTGAAAGCGAATCAACCTCTTAAGGTTGGCCTTACCTTTTTCCCCTTTTCCGAGTACGGCTTTTCTTATCCCGTCAAACTCGGACAGTCCAAACCTGATTCCTTTTCCAACACCAACGAGTGGGTTCACTCCCGACGCCATGACAGAAGAGAAGTTACCAATGAAGTTGGGTGCGTAGGATGCTGGGTTAAATATGGTTTTAGATATTTTAGATAGAGCGTTTAGGTTCTTTAGAAGATCCAATGTAAAACGACCCACGGCATTATTCATCAAGTATCCAGTGTCTGAATAAAAGATGTCTCGGAGTGCGTCATTGACCTCCTTGGGTACTTTAATATCCTGCATTACCTCTGCACCATATGCAGTTTGGGTAAGGATTTCTTCGGTGGCATCACTAGCATCTAGCCTTAATGCCATCTTCACTTCATCCATTCTGAACAATCTATTCAACGCATCGTCTGTTTTCAAAGCATTGACCAGCCTAGATGTCTTATTGATTGTCTGAAAAATCTTTTCTCCGGGATCAGTGATTTCACCAAGGTATTCCCTAAGCTCATCGCTGATATTGCCACGGCCTTCCAGTATTCCTTGTGCTTGAAATTTTATTTCCTGTTTGTCGGCTGCACGTTCTTGGGCCAGACTAGGGTCATCCTGCATAGCCTTCGCACTATACTTCTTCCTTTGGGCCATCTCTTGTTTTGCTTGTTCTGTGGCCCTTACCACAACTGCACTATCATTAGCATCAAGGTTTTCCCTTTTTGCTATTTGCTTGGCTATCCTGCGTGCTTCTCCGGCAACGGCTTTCTCCTCTAGCCCTTCGCCTGGAGAATATCTCTTATCGGCATAAAACCTAAATGACCGAGTTACGAAGTTTTTGTCATCAATACTCTTCTTAACAACAGTGATAACCTGGTTCCTGAGATCTTTGTCTAACCCCGCACCTATATCACCTCCAAGATAGGAGATGAGCTTATACTGCAATCGCTCCAATTCGGCCCGATACATCTGTAGTTCTTCACCCACCTCTTCCCTTATTTTGGGAGGTAAGACATCTAGTGATGCCTCCCCGCTCAAGAAACGATCGATGTTCTCCGCATATTCCATGCGTTGGGTTGGAGTGAGTGTTGCTTTTTTAATCGCTCGATTGACAGCACTTTCTGCGGTCAATGCAATTTTGTCGGATGAACGAGTCAATAGTTTGATTTCCGACAGAACATCAGCCAATCCTCTTCCTATGTTTCTGGAAGGAAGTACACCCTGTTTAAACTTTGTACCAAGGTCCAGTAGGGTTCCTCGAAGTTTCTTGGAGGGAATTAAAAAACGAGCTACCTTATCTCCGACCTTGGTCAAGGTCGTTGGTTCTACGTTTCCTTTATCGATGTTTACCGCTACCCGAGCCAAGTCATTTGCGTCATCAGTTTCGATGGTACGTGCTACTAAGGAATCAATCTCGGCTTCGTTTTTCTGTTTCCACTGACTATCCAGCTCATTGTAGTCATCCATTAGACGTTTCTTAAACGCCATGGCCTCGCTACCCTTAGCATCGTCAAACAGAGTTCCTTTCAATCGATTTATAGACTGAACATCACCATACTTAATACCGTCATTGATTCCCTGCCTTATTCTTTCATCAACATTCTCGTTTCGCTTGGTAGATGCGGCATTGATAAATCTGTCCAGTTTTAAGGATGCATCTTTGGAATCCATTGCATTGGTCAAATCCTGAGCAATGGCACCATACACTTGGTTACTGATGGGGAGCTTGGTGGTATTGATACGTTCTGCCAAACCATCAGTAAAGAACTGCCTTCGAGTACCAATGGTTTCCTTGAACACATCGGTCTTGTCCGGCTGTCCGAGTTCCATAATACCATCTTTAATATCTTCAGCATCTTTGGGATTTTTAAGTTTTTCGTTTAGTTGATTTGGAGTAAGTCCTCCTATCTTATTAAACAAACCCTTCTGTGCAGCCACACCAATACCTGTACCTACAACACCACCAAATGCAGTACCCATAGCACCACTGGCAGCAAACTCCTCAAACGTAGGGAATCTCTGCTCGTCTATGGCCGTCTGTACAGCCTTCTCACCCATGGCTATACCACCACCTCGGATTGCTTCCTTACGGGCAAATCTGCCAAGCTCACGACCTGCTATCTTGCCTGTGGCAGTAGTTGCTAGCTTACCTGCACCAGGTATTAGGTTGAGTAGTCCAGACGCAATCATTCGTCCAACGGAAAACCCATCACCCTCTATCTTCTGAGCGGCATAACTGGAGGCCATACCTCCACCGATCGCAAATACGGGGATGGATATGCCAAACGTCACAGGAGCCAAGGCATACCCGACAGCGGCTGAAACACCGCCACCTATGACATCAACAGCCATGCTGCCAGCAATTCTGCCAGCACCTGGACCCGTTTCTATTGGCATACTGGGTAACCCAGTACCTGCCTGTTGTCTCCTATCGAGTTCCTCTTGGGGTTGGTAGGATGCTGGTAATCTTGCCATACTATTCTATTTGGATGACTGCTTTTCGAGACGCTCAAGTCTTTCACGTTCACGCTTAGTCCGCATGTCAGGTATAAGATCTAAAAGTTTACCCGGCAACTCATTTATTCCATATCTCCTAATGAATTCAGGTCCTCTAAGAATGTTCAACAAAGCTTCACGAACCTTTTTCTGTGTCTTGGTTTGTGCTGACTTCCCTTTGAGGGACATTATTTCATCAATCCTTGCATCATCCAGTTCTTTTAAAACCTTGTCCCTTTCCGGACCGCTGAGTTTCTTTGCGAGTTCTTGGCGAGCTAGTTCCTTGGCGTTTTCAAAAGCATCTTGTCTCTGTTTAAGCGCACGATCCTGAAGCTGCACTTCACTTGGAAGTCCCTGAATGGCTCTAGCTTCTCCAATGATTTCCTGTGTACTACGACTGGTAGTGGGAGAAGATATTGGACTTTCCTGAATAGCCCTAGCTTGTTGAATGGACAGCAAGCGTGGGTCTGGAGGAGTTGTAGGAGCAGATCTGGGACTGTCCTGAATAGCACTAGATTGTGGAATGGGTCGCTCTGCTGGGACTTTCGGTCTGATTCCCGGAAGTGGGCTGCTTCTCACTAGTTCTGGGCTGCGTCTCAATAGTTCTAATGCAGCTTCGTTAATACTAAACTCTCCCGGAAGTAAGGATTTTAGAAACCCAGGTTTTTTTTCTCCAAACTCACCTCGGGCAAATCTGCCCATCCGGTCCTCTTCGGCACGTTGCTCAACCATGGTTTTTACACCACTGATGATGTCATCGGACACACCAGCTTCGGATAATTTAGATAGATATTGATCAAACTCAGGAGTGGTCTGGCCATCTTTGAGAAAAACATCCGTTACTTGGTCTTCTGGAATTTGCTGAAAGAATGATACTGCTTCTGGCGAAGCATCCAATACAGCACCTCCAGCAGCAGCACCTCCAGCAGCAGGCTGTCCGCCAAAAGCAGTTTCACCCAATGTAACATCATAGCCCAAGGTGCGATCGGTCAAATCTTGAACAGCCCGATTGTATTCAGGCGTACCCTCTGAAAACTGCTCCTTGATCAACGCCAACCCCTTAGTATAAGCCTCTGGCAACTCCGATCCTGTACCCAAATCAAATGTCGCTCCAGTCTTCCTATTGTAAACAAAAGTGCGGCCCCCGATTGTCCTCTGCTCAAGCATCTCGCCGGGGTTGCGTTCGTTGTATACATTCAACGCACGAACAGCATCACCAGAACTTAGCCCTTGCAGCCCTGTTATCAGGTCTTTTTGCGTGAACCCATCTCCGTACATACCACCAACCAATGTGGTTAGAGCTTTACTGGAGGCTTCATCCGCTTCTCGTTGTTTGGCATCTATATCATATTGCTCGATTTCTTTTTTAATCAATCCAATATTAGCTGCCGACTCTTGTGCAACACGATCGGCTTGCTGTGTTTTCATCCCATATCCAATGACATTCTCTGCACCCACCAGCTTTACCAGAGAGGCGGAATCTGTGATTCCGGGAGCTTGTCGGCGGAATGCAGGATCTTGCAACAGCTTCTCGGCCACTTGCTGTGCGGCTTCGTTCTGCTCCCTCTTGGCGGTTTGCTGTTTCTGCTTTTCAAACTGAACACCCAAGGTGTTCATAAGACCAGCAGCAGCCTGAGATTTAGCCCTCTTTGCAGCGGCTAGGTTGTTAATAGATGGTGCCAATGCGGCGAGTGCCGTTGGAGAGTTTCTTCCTGAAAATGTAGCCATATTTATTATCCTCCAAGTGTAAAGTTGAACGGGTTTCCTGGTTGAAATTGCTGTGGAAAGTATGGCGGAGTCCCTAAATTCTGCTGCTGTAGTCCAGCATATGGTCCTCCACGGAACGCGCTAGCTCCTGCCGACAAAATGCTTCCCAATACATCAAACCTTCCAGCTTTTCCAGCCTCTTGGAGGGCTTGTTGATCTAAACTAAATTGGCGTTCACCAGCTTCTAGTCCAAAGATGTCTGTTGGGGTGGGTGTCCCTGCGGCAGCTTGTCTTCCAATATCTCCAGCCAATGCCAGACCCGGTCCAAGATCCGCAGATCCAATAGCAGCTTGGGTGAATGGAGACATAGCGTATGCTTCCTGTTGTCCAATGTTGGAAGTGGTCTGACTAATCCCTAGCAAATCTTGTAGGTTCCTAGAAAATAGTCCGGCATCTTCCGATGCAACATCAGTCACTTCACCCGCAAAGGCCGCAGTGTCTCTTAATCTATCTCCATATCTTGCCCTAGCTTGCTGCTGAACATTTTGTAGTTGGCGTCCAGACAAGCCTTGTTTTAGGCGTTGTTCTGATTCTTGAAAAGCACTCTGTAACCCCGGAAGGACGGTATCCCTCACTTGGCTTAGTCCTTGCATGGGAGCCGTGCCAGCAGCGGTAATATCTGCATATGTCGCATCTGGACCTAGTCCAAACACATCGCCCAATGCACCCCGCTGCTGTCTTGATGTTTCCCTAGCAATATCGAAAGCTCCAATATCGTCGCCTTCCATACCCAATACTTCTTGGGCGTATGCGGTTTGGCCAGCACCAGTGACACCTGCCATCTGTTTAGCAAACTCTCCGCCTAGTCCATCGGCTCCGCCATACACATTAAAGAAGTCTTGCAAATCTCTCAATGTGCCTTGTGGGGTTCCCGCTTCTGGGTCCGCTTCAGCCATAGAAGATGGTATGATGCGACCCATGGGGTCTAAAGTGTATGTTGGTGTTGTGTTTGTTGTGGTTGGATCGGTCATGTCGTCTTTTCCTAAATTTATTGGTACTGTAGTTTCGTCGTCGTCGCTGTTGCTAATTGATAATGCTGCACCCCCCGCAAGGAAAGGTCCTAGCCCTACGGAAGTATTGGGAAATCCTGGAAAACGAGTGCTTGGACCGAGTGGTCTATTAGTGGCTCGCTGAATGGTATTCTTGGGTCTTGTACTTTTTTCAAACTTCTTTTTCTCCTTAGCCTTCTTCTTGGCGTTTGCTGCATCGTCAGCGATCTGTTTTCCGCTAGTAAAGGCGGGTGTTTTGTTAGTTACGGAGTAGCCACCGCCACCTACATCTCCGATCAAAAAGCTATCGTCTGTACCAGTGCTAATGTCTTCTTCTAGTTGAGAATAGTCTATCCCTGAAAAATCGTCTGGTTCATTTAAGTAATCATAAATATAATCAGGTGTTTCCGCTGGGTCAGGCAAATCTTGACCGGAACCATAATACTCATTAAAATACGTTCTTGAATCTAATCCCAATAAATTTATGTATTCTTCCGTATCTGGAGACATGCCTTCCAAGAAGGCATCGAACTCTTCTTCGTCGATGCGCCTAGCTTCTTCGTTTGGATCTTCAAGTTCTTCTTCCATGCTTATCCCTCTAGGGTAGCCACTCTAGCTTCCAAAGCCTCGATCTTAGCTACAGCCTCTTGCAATGCTGCGGTCAGAAGCGGTACTAGTTTAGATTGGTCAATGCCCTGATAGTCAGGAACACTGCGAGTACCCATCACTGCTTCAGTAACTAGTACACTTTCTGTGTACTCTTCTACAGCTTCAGTAACCAAAACTTGCTCCGTGTATTCTTCAGTAAGCAACACTTGCTCTGTGTATTCCTCTACAGCGGGAGTAAGCTCATTGCCATCTTCATCGTAAGTGGCTTCCACTGCTGGATGTACCACTTCTTCATAAGTAGCTGGATGAACTACATCTTCATAAACAGCGTCCACTGCTGGGTGAACAACATCTTCATAGACCGCAGGAGACACCATGTATTCCTCGTCCTTCATGCCATCTTTTTCGCCGCCAATAGCTTCAGGAACAACATCTTGAACCTCGTGAGCCAAGAATCCATCTACTACAGGATCTTCTCCGATAAAGTTGAAGCGTACTGGGTTGAGTTGCTTTACGCGATCAATTCCGTCTGAAACATCAACTACATTTTCTTTTAGTCGATAGTCCGAGGATGTTTGGTATAACACAGATGTGGCCCCAGTAATTTCTATACTTCCAGCTTCTGTAACTGATCCAGATGTATTACGGAATACAACAACGTCTCCTGTACCTTGTCGAGAGAAGTTTCCTGCTGCACTATTAGTTCTGCTAACATGAATTGTAGATCCGGCAGCCCCTTGGCTTTCTGCCATAAATCCATGTGATGTAGTATCAGAAAGACCGGGGAATACTCCGCTACCAGTTTTGTTCTGGTAAATAGATCCTGTACCAACATGGAGGAGAACGTCTGGAGAAGTTTCTCCAATGCCGAAGTTGCCAGCAGAAGTTACACGAGCTTTTTCTCCTGCACCAGCATTGATTACCAAATCATTACCAGAGTTTCTACCATAAACTCCAGCACCATAATCATTAAAACCACTAAAGAATAAACCAGCATTCTCACCCATAAATGAATCTGAGCTTATAAATGCGTTTCCAGATACAGATAATTTTGCTGATGGACTACTAGTGCCAATGCCGACTTTGCCGTCGTTATCGATCCGCATCCGCTCGACTGGCTCGGTGTCGGTATCTACACCTCGTGTCGCAAAAACCAATCCCGCCTTAGAATAGTTAGTCCATTGTTCAATTACACTGCCAATAAAAGCGTGTGGTTTTTTACTAGTAGCATCCGAACCTGCGTAACCAAAACCAATTCCACCAATTTCATTTAAATTAAAACCTCCTTCAATTCTCGCAACTGACGCAGTGCTGTACGCTGACGTAGTGCCAGTATCCTTATTTACACTCAAAGGACTGCTTGGCGAAATTGTGCCGATGCCGACACCCGTAGCGTTGACACGCATCTTTTCGTTAGTAGATCCGTTACTGTTTACATGAAAACGAATGTCTGTACCGCTGTCTTCCGTAAACAACCTCAATGAACCGTCTGCATAAACTTGTGCAGGATTAGCTGCATTTGTCTGCCTAAAGAAAATGCTCTTGGTTGTGTTTGATGAACCATCCAATTTAATACCAATCCCATCTGCTTGTACCTGAAGGGGAGTGGTGGGATTATCAGTGCCAATACCCACGTTGCCTGACGAATCTATGCGCATACGTTCTTCAATATCGTCAATACTGCCAGTTGTTGCGCTTTTGCGTGTGTAAAACTTTACTGCTGTACCCCATGTCGAGCTAGATTCTCGCAGAAAGCCAATCCCTGCTGACAGCGTATCATTCAGCCCAGCTAAAATTGCTATTTCGGAATTAGTAGATGGACCTAGTTCACCTTTAAGCCTGATTGCAGCCCCATCAAAAGCACTTCCAGTTGTTTTGCTTGCGGTATTTGACGTAAGTGCAACCTCTAAAGGGTTGACTAATGAACTAGTACCAATACCCACACGGCCAGATGAGTCTATGCGCATACGTTCTAACTGACCTGCGCCATTAGCACCAGTGTCAAAGGTCATGTGGCCACCATTGTCTACACTAATAGTGCCTACACCGTTAGAACCTGAATTAACAAACAAGCCAAGCGTAGGTGATGTTGTGTCATTGGTGCGTACCATGCTAACAGCAGAAGAACCGAAAACATCTAACTGGTAAGAAGGCGACGCCGTTCCAATACCAACTTTGTTAGCAGAAGCATCTACAAAGAACGTACCTGAATCGAAGTTGACATCATCAGATGCTGTAAGCGTTGTGAACGATCCGCCAGATCCTCCTCCTCCTCCAGTAGCTGCATCCACATACGCGGTGGTAGCCACTTTGGTTGAGTTGTCGCTAGCATTTTGGGTGGTAGCTGTTACACCGTTGGCTAATGTGCAACTTAATGTACCGCCTATGCTGACGTTGCCTGAAGAGTCTATGAGGAGTCGGTTTGCCCCTCCAGCACTGACATCCTTGATAGTTAAATTACCACCAGTGGTTTGTATGCCATAATACCTGCTACTATTTTCTAGACCAATACCAATTTCTTCGGAACCAGTTGTTTTAAGATGTAACTTTGCTGATGGTGAGGTAGCACCAATACCCACGTTGCCGCCGTTAAAATAAGAACTTCCGTTTGCCTGTATATCAACCTTTGTGGTTGTATCTGACCGCATTAACAATCTAGCATCATTACTGGCGTTAGTTGTTAGCTGAAACGTATTTTTACCCGCAGTGTCAGGCGATACGGACACAACCCCGTTGACATCTAACTTAGCTGACGGACTAGTAGTACCAATGCCCAACCGCTCCTCAGACGCATCCCAGAACAACTTAGCAGTAGTACCTGTGTCCTCATAGAAGCTGATGTCTCCGTTGCCTTCTACTTGTAGATACTTCTTGTTAGCCGCTGTTACTGAAAAGTCATCCTCAACAAACCCTAGATAGTTATTAGTTTCTTGAGTGTTTTTAAATTGCAAATATTGATAAGAATTAGCGCTTTCTAGGACTGCGTTTAAACCATTCGTTGTCTGTACAGTAAGCCCATCCATCGTGGCTGTTCCAGTAACATCGATGCCTGTGGAGGTGGTGGCTAGTTT